CTTCCCCAGTATCTCTGGGATCTAACTGACCATAAGCCATTGTCTGATATGGTAAAGGGAGCTGTTTAAATGAGTAAGTTTTCACGTTTTAACTATGAGTGTCAGGAGATAGCTGAGAACTATCCCTTCTCCTCTGCTGAAGAGATTCGTCAGCTTGTGAAGGAAGAGTTTAAGAAGCGTCCATTGCTGATTAATCAGGCTTATGTAACGGTGCTTTCGCATCAAATGGCAATCAAATTTGATATGGAGAATGTAGCATGAATATAGTATATGGTATATTAGGTGGGTTCTTTGTTATGGGTTCAGTTGGTGGTCTTGAGCAGGGCACTATGTCTATCACTGGTTGTTTGTTTTATGCTACGATCGGCTTAGGATTTGCTGCTTATGCCCTTCGTGATCATGTTGATGTGGAGTCATAATTATGTATGAGTTAAATGTTGAAAGTGGTACGTACAAGGCAGATACTTGGCTTGGTTTAGGTTGGTTAGTATTTTCTCATCGGCTCTCTCACTTCGTTAAGGGCGAGGGGTTTACTGACTGATGGGACGTGTAATGAGGTTAGCGAATACTGAGGTTGAGGATATACAGATATCCTACACTGATGAGTACTGGTTTGGTGATTTGTTGAAGAAAGGAAATAAGATGATGTTGATTAATAAGGAAACCATTGAGAAGGAACGTAATGCCCGATTACAAGACTACCTTGATTTGGCTCCCTCAACGGTAGACTCTCCTGAGGTAATTCGCTATAAGGGCGAACTGGATAAGCTGACAGCTCTTATTGATGCTAGCGAGGGAGAGATTGATGACGCTAGTATGAGTGACCTGATAAGGCAACGAATCGTACTGCGTGAGAGGATAGGCGAATGGATATAGAGTGTCCTGAGTGTGAGGGTTCTGGTTATGTCACCTTTGATGTTTTTACTGAAGATGAGTACACCGATGAGTGCGATACCTGTGGTGGTCGCGGATATATTATTGAGTAGAGAGGATAGTTGAGTGGATATGATTGTTGAGAACGTTGAGTGGTATGATGATATGGGCGAGCGTCACATAGCTTGGGGCGTCAGAGATACTGAAGCGTTCATAGAAGATCTGATTCGTCATGGTGTCAACCCCAAAACCATTGAAGTCTACGAGAAAGACGTTAGCTAGCATATACTTTTTGGTTATATGCATATACTAAATCGGTATAAGAAAGTCCTTTACATCCTTGGTTATATCCCGTATAATACCCGTATTAAATAAAGAAACGAGAGATATATATGACTATGAATGTTTACCAGTTCCTCCTTCCCTATGAGTATACTCCTGAAGAGTTAGATATTCATCGTAATCTGACAGTGTTCGGTTCTGAGCACTGGAACTATGATTGGTTTAAAAAGTTTAAGAAGGTTGCTGAGGTTGACGCGACCGAGCTTGAAGAAGTGTTTATGATCATGAATCGTTGGACTGATGCTGACGAAGCGAAGGTGACACGTCTTGATCGTTTACATTCTCTGAGTGTTGGTGACATTGTTGAGAAGGATGACCAGTTCTATATGGTCGGTAATCGTGGTTGGACTTTACTAGCATCTATGGGAGTAGCGTAATGACAAAGTTTAATAAAGAGTTGTTTACTTGGGATGGTATGTACTTAATGTATGAAGGCGAGTATGTTGGTCAGCCTACTATGGACGAGGTTCATCCGAACTGTCATCCTAGCTGGGTTGGTGTTGGTAAGCCAGCGTTTATTGCTCGGTTTAAGTATGGTAGTAAGCCATGGAAGTCTTGGGTAAACTTCCTCGTCAAGAACTTTACTGTTGAGGAGTATCTGAATTTAGCAGAGGCGACTAGCCCACTTGAGGCTGTCAGAGTGAAAGGGTGGAAGAAATGACTTTATCTTTAGGTGTGGTAACTAATATGTGCTCACGAGCTGCGGAGATCGCGGTTGGTGAGAAACTCGTGGCCATCGTGCCGAGTAGTAAGAATCCTGGTGGCGCAGCTCGCGTCACCTTTCATCGGTTGACTGAGGAGTACTTCTCGGTCAGGGAGGTGAAGTAATGGGAGATAGTATTGACCCAGTAATGGCAACTCCCACTGTTGTGAGCAGTTATACTCGTGTCTATCCTGTTGGTGATAGAGTTATCATGAGTCATGTTGAGCATGTAAGTGATAGAGGTTCGACTACTGTTGAAGAAGTGAAGTATGTTGGCTATGGAGCTGACGGTAAGATGAATGACAATGCCAGTGGCAAGGTGGATGAAATCGTATGACTATATTTGATATGTTTGATATCATTTCAATTTTAACTCTGTTTCTCTTGGGGTGCTACTTAATAGGTAGATTCTTCAAGTTCTTTTTATTGTTCGGACTCAGTGCCTGTGTAGCATACTCAGTGACTACTTGGTCTTATCAACTTCATTCATTGTTTCTATAAGGTATAATATCATGGCTAAAGAACCTGAAAAGTATGTACGGAAAAAAATTCGCAAGCCCCGAAAGCCCATGACGCCTGAGCAGAAGGCAGCGGCAGTTGAGCGATTGCGATTGGCTCGTGAGAAGAAGGCGAAGGATAATCCCCCGACCTACAAGAACATTCACCCTGATGTAGTGGCTCTTGATCCGGAAGATCCGTTATCAATGCACCGTGTCAAGGAGTGGATAAAAGCCCAGCGTGAGATTGCCTCGGAAGAGAGGAAGAATGAGAGGGCGAATGTCAAGGGTGCGGCAGCGAGACGTTGTAGAGCTGAAGGGTATGCTCGCTCGATGCAGAGATACCTTGAGGATAGCGTATGGACTGATGGCTTCTATGGTGAGAAAGCAAGTCTCCCTATGAACCGTGTATGTACGACGCTCGCCTATAATAAGGATGGTACTCCGAAGCGAACCTATGGCGTATACTATCCTGACCTTGGTTATGTATGGGGCGTATCTGAAGAGCGTGGCGGTAAGCCAGCTGATATGCCTGAACCTGAATCTTCATTAGAGGACTTCCTATGAGTAAGGTATTGGATATCACTGGTCGCTTATTAGAAAAGCGTATGGATGCGGCAGCCGAGAAAGCTGGCGGTGCTGATTATGTGAAGGGAATGCAGGATGAGCATGAGGAATATCAAAAAGAGACCGAGGAGATAGTGAACGGTTGGATTAATAATCTTCTTGATGAAATGGAAGAGCTGGATGTAGCAGATGAGAGTGCGGAGTTTAGTCGAGACTTCATCTTTGCTACTGAAGCGATTCGCTCTTTAGTATATCGTACTCGTGGGCATACTCACTTTATTCAGGATGTAGCTGATACGATGATTGATGTGAGTTATGATGAAGACACTGATATGATTGAAGGTGTTTGGAATTTTGAGAATCCACCTGAGTCTGAGGAAGATGATGATGAATAAGAATGTTATAATTGATAAGATAAAAGATCTTGGGTTTGTACCAGCCAAGGTTGATGGTGAAGTTTTGAGGGATGATATTGTCATCAATAAGGAAGGTAAGATATTCAAGATTCAAGAGCTCTGCCCGACCGTACCTAAGAATTCTCCGTACCATAAAATTAACATATTGAAATCATCTGGTGAGAAGATGAATCTTTCTATGCATAAGATTGTAATGCATACCTTTATTGGTTCGCCTACTCATTGGTTGAACAGTCAAAAGCCTGAAGGTGTGCCAAAGAAAGATTGGGATAACATGTCTGAGGTGGGCAAGTCTGCGATTAGGAAACTGTTAGGTGAGAATGCAGTACAGATAGACCATAAGACACCAGTGTCTAAAGGTGGTGGGTATGCGTTGTCTAATCTCCAATATATGTTATCTTCCAATAATAGGAAGAAGGGTAACAGTTGACATTTCACCGTTTGTAATATATAATAATAGTACAAACAAATATTGAGCATTTTAAAATGATACTCTTAGATTTAAATCAAGTAATGATCTCTAACATGATGAAGCAGTTAGGGATATCTGGGCAAGCGTTTGATGAAAGTTTAGTTCGTCATATGATACTGAATAGTATACGCTCGTATAAGTCAAAGTTCAGTGCGGAGTATGGCGAGTTGATTATCTGCTGTGATGATCGTAACTACTGGCGAAAAGAAATCTTCCCATACTATAAGGCGCATCGCAAGCAAGACCGTGAGAAGTCAGCGATTAACTGGAGTGAAGTATTCACGTCACTGAATCGCATTCGCGATGAGTTGAAAGAGTACTTCCCCTATAAGGTGATTCAGGTGGAGCATGCGGAGGCTGACGATGTCATCGGTGTACTCACTAATCGCTTTGGCGCGTATTTGAATAATGCTACGACTGAGCGAATCCTAGTGCTGTCGGGTGATAAAGACTTTGGCCAACTTCAAAAATATTCCAATGTTGATCAGTATAGTCCTGTTCTAAAAAAATTCATCCGCATCCCTGATGCGAGGAGATTCCTTCGTGAGCATATTATGCGCGGAGATCGTGGGGATGGTATCCCAAATTTTCTTTCGGCTGATAGTTGTATTATGACGAACGAAAGGCAAAAGCCACTCGCAACTAAAAAGGTTGATGTCTGGGTGGATAAGGAGCCTGAGGACTTTTGTGATGATAACATGCTACGGAACTATCGTAGGAATGAAGTCTTGGTTGACCTTGATATGGTTCCATCCGAAATCGTTTCTAAGATTAATGAAGCATATGACAACTATATGCCAGCGAAGAAGCGTGGTCTTTTGAATTACTTTATCAAGTTTAAACTGAAGAATCTAGTTGAGCATATTGGAGAGTTCTAATGTATCATATATTGTTTGCTGAAGAGATATTGGGTGCGTATGCTGATTTAAAAGAAGCATTGGCTGCGATGGAAGAGTTCACTACAGTTGGTGGTTACGACTCAGTCATTATCGAGAAGGTGTCGTGATGTGGTGGGTATGGGCGGTCATATTAATCGGAGTTCCTCTTTGTATTTTGGCAGTCGCTTTATTCAATCAGGAGAAGGATGATGAGTAAGAAATATATTCACGTAAATCAACATAAGATTCGTGCCAACCTGAAGCACGGTACGGATGAACCTGTTATCACTGTTAAAGAAGGCAAAAGTAATAAATACTGCCATAGTGTGGAGATTCTTGGACCTAGTGTTGTGAGATACTCTGAAACTGACAAGCCCATTCTAGCGTGCGGTGCGCGAGTGGTAATAGAAACTGAATCAGAAGTGTTGACACATCTTCGTGAGGAATTAGCAGTATGA